CTCGAGGTTCTTTGGACTTATTCAATGATTTGAATTGGAGACCTTACGTTACCGAAGTCTATCGCAGAAGAAGTTGATTCTAGATCATCCTCGTCTTCGTCCTCATCCTCGTCTTGGTCAGCTACTTCAAAATCAACATCGTCGTCGTCATCTTCATCGTCATCGTGGTCTTTGTCACCACAACCTGATTCCGACACTAACTCGTCTTCATCAACAAAACTTTCAGACAGGCTATGTCTAATGTTGTCAGTGAAGGTGCCTTCCATAGAAAGGCTTAATGTCGCAGCAGCGGAAGCTAAACTATCTAATGGAGATTCGTCCGAAATATTTTGTAAGCTAGAAGCCAATACTTCAAGAGAGTAATTGTCGGCCATAAGGCTTTCAATGTATTCTTGGGCATCGGCCGTTTGCATAGCGGAAGCAAAAAGCGTACCCGCTGTTTCAAAATCTTTTCGGTGAAAAGCAAGACTGGCTAAGGCAATAAGGTCTTTAGCATTGTTTTGCATAAAGAGCCGCTCCTAAAAAATGACTGGGTATATTTCAACCCAGTCGAACAATCACTCCAAGGGGAGAAGTGTTTCAGGGATTACCTAAGCTCGGCAACTATTAGATACGTTGACCTTTAGCTACTGAACGTAAGTTAGCAAGTACGAAACTGAACATTTCGTGCATTAACCAACCTTTAGTTGTTTCACCGCTGTTCGCGCCAGAAGTAGGCTCAGAACGGATGCCACCACGAGTTGAGTATGAACCGTGATACTTAGCATCAGCAACAACATAAATTTCACCAGGCTTCAATACGATTTGGTTTGGCGCACGGTAACCGTCAGTTAATAGCGTCATACCTTGAAGCGTAGCGATTTGACCGTGTAGTACAAGGTCGTGCTGAGTTACTGGATCAAGCATAGTTGCCCATTCAGCATCACCGTTAATGTCGTTCCAGTAATCATTACTTAGGATTGCTGTAGACACCGGCAGGTTCCAACCAGTAACAGTTGTACGTAACTCAGATAAGTAACGCGGGTTCAAGCGACCGTTGATGTATGTGATTGGGTTTGCAAGGCCAACAGCTTGGTCAGCAGCGCGTTTCCACATACGGTCTTCTTCAACCATGATAGCGTTAAGGCCATCATTGTACGCTTTATCAAGTAAGTCACCTGATACTTGGTCAAGGTCGATTTGAGCAACACGCACGTTAGCTTTGATTTGGAACTCAGGTGGGTTCATAACTTTAGAAGTTAAACGTTGGTAACCCATTTGAGTTTCAGAAGTAGCCACGATTGCTTCTGCAATGTTTTGCTCCATTGGTACGCGAGGTAATTCACCTTGACGTAAAGTTTGACCTTGACAGATACGACGAAGGAAACCGTCACGATCAGCTTGCTCTTGGATTTCGTCTGCAAGCGCAGCACCTAGAGCAGACCATTCAGCATCAGACTCTTGAGCTTTTGCGATAACCGCTTGACGGTTTTCTTGCTCTTGACGCTGTTCAGCGGCAGTAGCCACCTGGCGAGCTGGAACAACTTGTTGGTTTGACGATAACGCCATAAGTTGTTGCGCTTGCTTTAATGCGTCTTTAGTGTCATAGGCCGAAATCTCACCGCTGTTTGAAATTGAAACAGATGGTGTTTTGTTAACGCCTGCTAGGGTAACACCTTCAAGTGGGCTACCGCCCTTAGTTACCATTTGATTTGCATTACGTAAGTTGTGCATAATCTTTATACTCCGATAAAATTGATACGATAGTTACTTGGTAACTAATTAGCGAATAAATTCAACAGTAAGGAATGCTGATTCCGAGTTCGGAGCTTCCTTAATGATAAGGTTAGTAAGTTCAGTACCTGAACCACCAATTGTAAGACGGCCGTCAGCACCAAGGCTTGGGTGCAACTTAGTTTCGTCAGCCCAATCAGCTTCAATGTCGAAGTAGTTAGTAGAGATAGTACCACCAACGATACGACCACAAACACCAACATCAGCAGAAGCAGGAGTCTGGTTAAACTCAGTACCGTCACCGTGTGTACGAGCTTCACTTACTGTAGGCTCATAAAGGAACTGAACGCGAACATCTTCACCAGCAGCGTCAAGGTGGAAGATAAGGTCAGAACCGTCAAGGTTAACAGTAGAAGTATCAGTAGGAACGTCAGCACCAACTTCAACAGTGATTGCAGAACCACCTACCCAAACAGCAAGTTTACCAGGCTCAGGAGTACGCTCTAAACGGACCATCACTTTACCATCTACAGCAGCCAGAGTCGCTTCATGGATTGCAGCAAGGATAGTAGGACGGCGAGTACGCTCATAAGAGAAACCTGCAAAGATTTCATCAGCAGCACCGGTTGATTGTTTGATTACAGCTTTGTCGCCTTCACGTAGGATAACTAATGCTGCGCCTTCTTCGTTGATTAACTCGCCCTGAGCTACTGGAGAGCTATCAGTTTGAGTGAAAATAGTATTGCGGTAATTTAACATGTGTATGTCTCCAAGTTACCAAAAGTTATTATTAACGGCCCAGCTTTAGGCCCGAAATCATAGAACGCATATCAGATGCACTCGACTCGCTTTGCATTGGCTTCTGTACAGGCTGAGCAACAGGCTGTTCAGTTGCAGCAACCACTGTACCGATGCTTTCAGCACCTTGTGTAGAAGCTTGCGCCGCAAGGAAGTTAGTCTGCGATACTGACTCTGCGATTTGGTTCTGAACCTCTGGTGACTTGGAGTTAATGTCCTTAGCCTTAGCCAGAAGCGTTTTGGCGAAACTATCTGCACCGCGCTCAAAAGCACTTTGCACTAGAGGCGCCGGGTCTTTAATACCCGCAGCAGACAATGAAGCCACTAGGTTATCAAAGATTGGGTTGCTATATCCAGCGAACACGCCACGGTTAATACCCATAGCAGCGATAGATAAAGCCGATGCAAATGACTCTTGCATCTCTTGACGTTGTGTTTCAACAGAGGCCTCAGCCTTTTGAATGCGTGAATCCGCTTCGTCAAGAACCGCGCTTGCCACTGCAACTTCAACCGAAGCTTCAGGTTCGATAGCAGCAAAGCCCATTGAGCTTAATGCTTCCTGAACACCTAATTCACGGGCAGAAGCTAAAGCAGCTTGGCCGTACTTAGGAGAGTTGAAAATTGAAGATACGCTATCAGGAACGTTGTTTGCTTTAGCCGTTGCAACTGGAACACCGTTATAGAACGCAGTCCAAGTATCAACACCAGCAATAGCGCCACAATGCGCCACATTAAGATTTGCCGCATCCAATTGGCCTTCGTTAGAAGCAATCAATTGAAGCATATTAATGCGGTAGTCCTGAGTTGATGATTCCGAATCGAAGTCTTCATCGTCTTCGTCCAGTTCATCCAATTCATCAAGGTCTTCATCGTCCTCATCTTCGAGGTCCGATTCTTCTTCATCTTCGTCGAAGTCGCCGCCAAGATCATCATCATCTTCGTCGTCATCGTCGCTAGATGTAGATTCAAGGTCATCGTC